TGCGCCAGGCCGAGGGGCGGAGCCCCTCCCCCCCTTCAGGGGGGTCGGCCGTCGGCGCGGGACGTGTCCAAATACTCCTTGGGGTCAAGAGCGATGTATTAATCGATGATATATGTCGTTATTTATATTATTTTTTACCGCGGTGTAAGAGGTGATACTTCTATATCGTATTTGACTATTTTCTATAAATATTCCACATGACACCCTTTGTCATTAACCTAGGCCTTGTCATTAACCTTGTCATTAACCTTGTCATTAACCTAGGCCTTGTCATTAACCTTGTCATTAACCCCGGGGCGCTCGCGCCCCGGCAGAAGGAGGGGGCTAGTATTACCCCCCGACTTCTGCGGAATATTTCTGCGGAATTTTTTTCTCACCTTAAGTTATAGAAATGGTTAAGAATAAAGAGGACACCTATAGCCGTGGCTGGATCGTCGTTATCAATAACTACACAGACGATGATGTGTCCCAGTTCACAGCTGTCGCTGAGAAGGCTGCCTATGCTATAGCTGGCTATGAGGTAGGCAAGTGCGGTACTCCTCACATACAAGGATACCTTTACTTTAAATCAGATGTAAGCTGGTCTTCAATGAAGAAAAAAATTACCCGTGGTCACATAGAGGCGGCTAAAGGTACAGCCTCTCATAATTATACATATTGTTCCAAGGATGGTAACTTACTTCTTGAGAGAGGTGTTAAACCTAAACATGGTAAACGTACTGATATAGATGAAGTGCGTGATATATTAAAACAAGGTGGTAATATGCGTGATGTACTTGAGAAAGCTACATCCTATCAGTCAGCTCGTTTGGCTGAGCTCTACTTAAAGTATCATGAACGAGGTCGTGATTTTGTTCCTATTATTAGATGGTATCATGGTTCTACTGGTTCAGGTAAGACCCGTCAAGCCGTTGAGTGGCTTGGTGATGACTATTATACTCCTGCTAGTTTTAAGTGGTGGGAGGGTTATGATGGTCATGCAAATGTATTAATCGATGATATTAGAGGCGATTGGTGTAAGTATAACGATATGCTTCGTCTTCTTGATCGTTATAAATATCGTGTTGAGTGTAAAGGAGGATCTCGTCAATTCCTTGCTGAGAAGATCGCTATCACGTCTCCTTACCCACCACAGTTAGTGTTTCATACTATCGAGGACGTTGAGCAGCTTGTTCGCCGTATCGACGAGATTATATTGGTGGGTGATCCTGTTGACAGGTTTAAAAAGGAAGATGAATATGATCCTCTTGAAAATAAAATCTCACGTTAAAGTATAAAACATGCCTATGCGTCGTATTCCCGCTGTACGGAGACCTCGCCGCCTTGCCCGGCCTTATGGTCGATCGTTCACTCGCGGAGCACTCAAGGGTGCTGCTGCTTCTGCATCTTTTGTTGGCCGTAGGGCTTACAATGCAATTCGTGCTATGTCTAGCGCTCGTAATATGGCTCGCGGAGCTACTCTTGCTGCTGCTCGCTATGGAAATAAGAAAACTCTAGGAAGTGCCCTTTTTGGCACTGGTGCTGGTGGTGACTACACACAGTTCTCTACTGCTAAGGTAAAGTCTGGTCGTAAGAAGAGGACTAACCTTAAGTCTCTGGTTAAGGAAGTTCGTTCCAAGACTGAGACGACAATATTTAGGTTTCAAGGTATTAAGGGTTTTGATGATTGGGGTAGTTATTGGATGAGTAAATATGATGCTGGTGGTATTAATACATATCTTCCTATGTATATATACGATCTTACGTCAGTGAATAATATTGATCGTACTGGTACTGCAATTAATGCTATACCGTTTGGACGGTTTTATATTGAAAATGCTAATGGGACAGTTCTTCTGAATAATCCTTTTGGTCAAACACCAGATGGTGGTGGCAGTCTTTATCTTCAGACTGAGAAGACTGGTTCAGCTGCAACACAGTTGTTTATGCCACATAACAAGTCTAGGCTTCTGTGGAATCAGGTAGCATTATCTCTATGGGGTGCTAAACAGAAGGCTGTGAAGTATACTATTCAGGTTGTAAAACTTGATGAACGTTGTGATCCTTTTGAGATGGGTACTCAACCCGTCGGAGCTGACCGTAATACGTGTCAGGCATTTTGGCAATCATTGATTAAGCCGCTTACGTATAATCCTATTGCGTATGTTAATCCACAACATTATAAGTATATGAAGGTACTTAAGACATATACTACTACTATTCAACCAACCACATCTACAGAGAATGATGCAGATCCTCATTCTGTTATTCTCAAGTGGTTTATGAGGTGGGATCGTGATATCAATTATCGTACCAACTCCAGTGTCTTTGTAAACAGTGCTAATATGATTGATGAACCTGACTATAAGACACAGATATCGGAGAGTACCACTACTCCTGACAGTAAGTCTAAGATATTCTTGCTCATTAGGGCAACTAATTACAAAACAGAGGTAGGCGAATCTTCTACAACTGCAGGATCCTTTGATCTAATGGTTAGGTCCTGTCATGCACCTCTGTAAAAAAAAAATTTTTGTCCCTTCTGTGCGCCAGGCCGAGGGGCGGAGCCCCTCCCCCCCTTCAGGGGGGTCGGCCGTCGGCGCGGGACGTGTCCAAATACTCCTTGGGGTCAAGAGCGATGTATTAATCGATGATATATGTCGTTA